GGTCACTAGAAGGGGCTGTAACCCGTCTATATGTTCAAATGGTACATATACTTTCTGTTCCTTTGTAGTCTTGTCCCAGGCTCCTACAGTGCCCTTAGACCAGAAGTCCATGAATGGGTTACTGTACTCCTTCTCTGTTGAATGTACAACAGGTAGTGCTAAAGACTTATCTAGTGGGACTTGACTGAATGCTGTCTTACCAGATTGTGTACTGATAAACTTAACCGTGTCCTCAGGGATGACATAACCTAACGTCTTGCCAGGCATCTTCCATTTGAACCACGATTGCATCTTCTCTTCTGATCCAGTGTTATACTTACGATAGAAGAAGACCTCATTATTAGCTCTACTTGATAGTATAACTAGTTCATTAACTGGTGAGGTATATAACGTATCAATGTTAGGTGGTATCCATTCAGCAACTACCTTACTAATATCAATGACACTAGGTGGTTGGTTTACATCAGGTATCTGCATCACCATTACTTTACAATAACCTAAAGTCTTCTGAATGAAGATCTGATAGGTTCCTAAGTCAACAGGTGAAATATCCTCATCTACTTCATAGTTAGAGATCTGTCTAATATAAGTAGACGTTGGTGTGTAAATAGAATCATTAGCAGACATAAGGAACTGCTGACGATTACTAAATAAAATCACTCCCTGTGGTACAGGTAATGAATGAACTAGGTTAGAAGGTATAGTACTATTTGTATTCAGGTCAATAGGGTCACTATCAATCTGTGTAAGTGCAGATTTAACAAAGAAGTTCTCATATGCACTGACCCTAGACATTACTACGTTAGGTCCACTAAGGAATCCCAACCTATTGTCTGTAAAAAAGAGATTATTAATTGTAAGATCGATGAATGACGGGGACGGGCTGGTAATAATATCACCAACTAAACGTTCGTTCCACTTAACTTGTCTAAAGGTAAACTTATTAACTTCTGTACTGATCAGTTCATGTGGCATGGTTGCATTAACCAAACCAGGACTTACATCAGGTGCTCTGGATTCTTCCCAAGCTTTGATAGTAGTAGAGTACTTAAGGTAATAATCATCTTCATCAGATGTACTGTTATCTACTCGTACTAATCTACCTTCTACACTTTTATTAGGTATTTCTGAAGCATCTCTTACATTGTCTTGAAATGATTCTAGTGCTAGGTTATTCCTACCACCAACTACTTCAAGAGTAAAACCAGCACCATTAGTACTAGCAATCTCCATAGAGATATCTAATACAGTGATAGTTACTGGTTTGTTTAATGCATCTAGCTTTGCTTTAAGTTGTGTGAGAATCTCAGTGACATTTACTTTTTCATTGTCATCACTATCAGCACTATAGGTTTTATAAGTTACCTTAGATCCAGCTAATGTGACACTATAATCAGCAGAGTATTGAACACTGTTAACGATAACAGTACCTGCTAAGTTCTCAGTGAATGTCGGTACTGCTTGCTCCTCTACTTTAACCGTTCTATTTAAAATGAAAGTCTTATCTTGAATAGATAATGTACGGTAATCAAAATGGTTGTTACTTGTAAGATAGTTGAGTGCTGAACCTTCAATGGTTACAGAAGCTTCAACCCCTTCAGAAGTGAATACTCTTATTGAATTCTGCTTTACTGTACTGAAGTACTCCTCTTGATTGTCCCTCTTATAAAAGAAGAAATGACAATCCTTGAACTCATCTTCAGTACCAATGTCTCTGATGAACTCAGATCCTGGTCTCTTACATAATCCAAAGGCTGGGTCAATCCAAGCATTGTCTGCTTGATTAACTTGTGATGGTAGTTTCTTGAAATCAGGCTGAGTAGATACTCCACCTAGATAGTCATCTATTGTCTGTTGTACAGCAGGCATTATCGATATAGTGCATGGAACGGTTGATATGGTTGGTAATAATCTTTCCCAACAGGATGTCCAAAGAATGTAGGCTTACCTTGATTACATTCATACTCCATCGCCATTGATCTTAGATACGTCTCTTGTTGTGAGAGCATCTGATAAAGAGTAGGGTCGGAGATAATCCTTTGGGATACAATAGTACTGGCTCTACCAGTTACATAAGCTTGAAATGGTAGTGGTAGATCAGCCCAATCAATAAGAGATACAATGTCAACAAAGACACTTGAACCTGACCAGTTATATGTATGTGATACTCGTTCATAGAGATAAGGCACACCATCAACAGTTCTCCTTACTGCATCCTTGTCACCATATTCAGGGTGATTAATAGCTAGACTGATTTGTAATGTATTGTCTGGAATGGATACTGTGTTATCAGTATTGATATTCAAAGGGAAATCATATTCCGTATTGAATGTCCATCCTTCTGCCTGTACCTGACGACTAACATCTAGTAGTGTCTGATAGCAGATCGCAACGTCCGGGTTGGTCTGTTCTAAGGTGGTAACAGGCGCTTGACCAACTGACGCCAGTATTCCATTAACTGCTTTTAATTCAATAGATTCGCCAGTTGTATAACTCATTAGAAATATGTATAGATAAAAAAAAAGCCCCTCCCGAAGGAGAGGCCAGGACTATCAGCTAGTAGGTGCTAGTTGAGTAGTAGATTTGGAAGGTGGGTATGCAAGCCCAGCACTCCACTGTTCGGTTTCTGACTTAACAGTAGAACCTTTAACAGCTGCCAGTCCCAATGGGGAATAGCTCTTTTCCGTCTTAGCGACGCTGAAGCGTGTAGTAGTTGCCATAATTATTTAGCAGATGATCTTTGTGCCTTACCTTCAGGAGGTGTAACAGGCACGATTGTCCGACCTGCTTCGATCCCTACTTCGGGATCCCAGGTAACGGATGCAGTCAATCCAATTGCTGGATCAACTGTTACAGCCGTTGATGTACCAGGAGTTGCTGGCATATCAAGCAGCCTGAAGTTCGATAGCACAAGCAGGGTTAAGAGTACCTACGCCCATTGCTTGGCGACCAACAATGATGTCTCCTTGATACATTGTTTTTACATCTGCACCAGTGGTTTGAACCTGAGGTCCAACACCTTCAACAACACCAGCTGCGTCCTTCATATAGATAAGACCACATGAAGCACTGAAGTCACCAGAGTAATCGTTGTTCTCACCATCGACACGTGCAACATTACCAGCCATAAATGGAAGGTTGTTGGAGCGTTTGATGGAGATACCAGCGATCTCATACAGACCTTCACCGGAGTTCATGTTACCCTGTGAGGAGCCATAATCACGGTTAAGGATGTTGCTGTCGACCTGAGAGATCATGGCGTAGTACTGACGAGGAGAGAGCACAGCTGTACGTCCGTTACGGGGTACATTTTTTTCATCGAGAATCGAAGCTGCCTCAAAGAAGCTATCTACGATTGCTTGAGCGTTGTACTCATTACCGACACCAAGTTTGATGACGGAACCACCTGGTTCAGGACCAGGGGATGCGGTGACAGGATGTGCTTCACGTGCTGCAAGAGCAATCGTGCGGAACACTTTCTTGTCGTAGGCTTCTGCAAGAGCGTGACCGATCTTGGAGGAGATCTCTGAACGCAAAGAATAATGCGCAAGAGTTTCATCGAGATCGTATACGAATGCTGAGGAGATCAACAGGTCATCCATGATGATCGTCTTCTCTGCCACAGGAGGGTTAGAGGAGCCGAGGATAGGAGTTCCAGGTTGATGATAAGTAGCATCCATGCGGCCAGTAAAGATGAACTGCATTGACCGGCCACTTGTAAGTGTACGGTTCTGAACAGTACCTTTAGCGATGCAAGCTGATTCGTAAGCTTTGAACATCTCACCACTGAAAAGTTTCAGATAGGTGGCATACTTAGAATCGTAGTCTGCTCCACCTTGGGTAAGTCCCAAGCCTGGAGTCTTATTGATGTTACCTACCGCGGTGATCGTTGCATTAGGAGCAACACCGGGGTTTGGGGACCATGTAGTCATTGTAATTTAAAAAAGAGAGTTGTTTACATTAGCTCTCAGACGTCTGAGTTATTTAATTGTTTGAAGCATTGTTTGATAAAATTCATAGGCTTTATCTAACCGGTTAGACAAAGGGTATCCGCGTACGGGCCAATGTCCAATGCCGTGAGCAGGAGTCGAACCTGCTCTACACCTTACGGCTTAACTATCATGCACCAACCATCATTCTTCCCACCTGGAGACCATCGTGGTTCCCAATGTTTGTAG